TCAGAGGGGTACTGTTTCAGTCTGTACCAATTTTGTACCAATCCAGCTGTTTTCGAGCTTCCCGAGTTCACCCCAGTCAGTGCTGGAGTTTATCCATCGGGCGTAGGCCGATAGCAGCATCTGAACGCTATGACCGAGCTGAGTGGCAATAAATGCAGGGTTCATCCCCGCCATGAGGCACATGGTAGCGTATGTGTGCCGGCAGTTGTATTGCCGGCGGGCGCGAAGCTTCAAATCGGTCAGTGCCGCCTGGAAGTGTTTGTCGGTCACGCTAGCCTGCTGAATGAACTCGAAGTTCTTGGTTGGCGGGAACACAAATGGCGACTCCGCCTGCTTGCGGCGGCTCTGCTGCGTGCGTTGCTTGGCCACGCGCTCGGCTTCTTCTATAGCGTGCAAAGCGCGACTGTTGAGCATGACCTGCCGGGTATTGCGGGTTTTGGTGCGCTCTTCAATCTTGTAGTCCGCGACGATCCGACACACGTTCACCAGGCGCTTCTCCTGGTCGACTTCTTCCCAGCGTAGCGCTGCCATTTCACTCGGGCGCATGCCGGTATAGAAGGCGAACTCGAAGTACGCCGCGTAGATCCGCATCGAATGGGTCAGGGTCTTGTACAGGTGATCAATGATCGCGTCGGCCTCGTCCACCGTGAAGGGGTCAAGCGGCTTCTTGGTTTTCGCCGGCAGCTCGATGGATTCGACCGGGTTGCGATTGATCAGCCCATCCTTCACTGCGGTGCCGAACACCATGCCCAGCCGCTGAATGGCCGAGCGCCTTACGCCCGGCGTTTTCCACTCGGTGCTGCCGACGATCTTGCGCAGCATCACCGAGTTGATGCTGTCGATGGGCAGCAGCGCCAGGTAGGGCATCCAGTACAAATTGAGGGAGGTGCGGTAGTTCTTGCGGGTGCCTTCCACGACCTCCCGGCTGTTCAGCCATTCCTGGGCGTACTCCCCGAATCGGGGAGTCGCTGAGTAGGTGGCATAGGCGGAGTTGGGGAACAGTTCGGTATAGCGCTGATCGTCGAGAACGCCATGCTTGATCAGGCTGGTTACGTGAGCGCGTAGATCGGCGGCAGCTTTAATCCCCTTCGGCGTTTGGGGATAGGGGAGGGTCTCGCAACGGCGTTGCCCATTCCAGGTGAAGCGAATGCGGACGGACTGTCCAGCAAATTCAACTCCGGTGGGCAATCCCATTGGCTCTCGAGCCATGCTTCGTATCTCCTTAGGCTGTAGTAAATGCGGCTGTCGATGGTGTTCCAAACACCTTTGGGGATGACCCCTCTGGCTCGCTTGCCTTGCAACGCTCGGCGGGTGGTGCCGACCAATTCGGCCATCTTGTCTTCCGGAATTTTGTCGATCTGGTAGGTCTGGGCGTGTGGTTCTGCTGAGTTGTCGACGTGCGTATACCCCACCCCAGGCTGCGCGGGCGGGCGATCCCAAGCGTTTAGCGTTGCATTGGATGTGGCTGCCTGGCGCAGCGTTTCGTGGGGTATAAGTGCCCCGGCAGTGGCGCTGATAGACGTAGTAATGCCTGCTGCTGCGCAGCAGAGACTCTTTGTTTTTTGTGCGTCGACGCCATTAGCGTGGCGGAGCAAAGCGGTCGATGCTTGGGTGGTATGCCGGTTCGTCTTCATGCCGCTTTCCTCCGGTGTTCGATAGCGGGTTGGTCCATCAGGCGCTGGTTGAATTGCTGTCATGTGGTGTGCTCCTGGTGTCACTTGGCTGGTGGTGGCAGCCATTCGGGTTGTTGGACTTACTCGGTTGGTTCGTCCTGCGGTCGCAGCATTTCTTCATCCGCCTTGTAGGCACGGATGTCGATCAGTGAGGCGACATGCCGGATGTGGGCGTACTTCGGTGCCTTGCGGCTGGTGTCCAGCGTGGTGATGGGAAGCTGAATCCGGCCGCTGTTGATCTCGGCCACAAACGACTGCTCGTTGAGGTTGCGAAAGTACTGTTCGCGTACTTTTTCCAGTGGGATCAACACGTCGCCGAAGGTGCGGTAGAGCAGTTCTACGGTGGCCGATTCGGGTGCGGGTTGTAGCCGGAGTGGGGTTTGTCCGGTGTTAGTCATTGGCTTGTTCAGCCTCCTTGCGTTGTATTCTGGCCGGGTGGTTCCAGGCGTTTAGGCAGTGGCGTTTGGTCAGCTCCCGCAGATGCTCCGGCACTTCGAGGAGCGCGGCATTGCGCTCCTCTCGTGTGCGCATGGCGACGATCTGGCGGGCGTACTCCCTAGGCCACGTCACGGCTGTCTACCGGGATTTCGGGTAGGTCCAGCCCTAGTCGCTCGGCCAGCCAGCGGATGCCGGGTTGCTTGACTCGAGTCGACTGGCTGTACTGCATCCCTAGCTGGTCGTGGTACCAGTTGCTGTCCTTGATCCGCAGGTACTCGCGATCACGGGTTGGGAAGGCCGGCAGGTTCCGTTCGTTGAGCAGACCTTTTTCCCGCATGAGGCCAATGAGCTTGGGCCGGGTCAGACCGAGATGGTTTGCGGCTTGGGCGAGTGTGCGATCCATGGCATCTCCCTCAAGCGGCATGCGCAGCAGGCGTTGCTGCAGCAGCCAAGTGGTTGATGGATTCGGTGACCTTGCCGTAGATCTCGACATCGGTGCCGCACACGGTGAAGCACTTGGTGCGTGGGCTCTTTACGCCGATGCTGAGAATGGTAGTGACGCCGGGGCGCGTATGGGTGCGGTGTACCGCGACGTGCAGGGGGACGTCGAAGCCCATGTCGAGACTCAGTATGCCGCCGGTGCGCACCAACTCGAGCACGCGCTGCCTGTTTTCGACATCAAACCGAGCGTATTGGCGGCTTGCATGCGGGAGGTTCAGCAGGTCGGCTGTATTGCCGGGGTCGAACGGGCCATTGACGATCTCTTCGATAAAGTCAGCCAGCTTGAGGTGCATCTTTTTTTCGTTCTTCAAGGTCAGCGTGTGGCGCTCGCTGCCCAGTTCAACGGTGAAGAGAGTGTCGGATGTGTTGCGTTCAACTTTCAGGCGAAACGCCAAGGCGTCACGCTTGGGTGTTGACCTTACGACATGGTTGAAGGTCTCGGTCAGATTGACCTGGGCGTTGAGCAGCAGCAGGGTGCGGTTGTCCAGCTTGTACTTGCTCATGCTGCATACCCTCCGCCATTCGGATTGTATGGTGCTGGTGTAGTGCGGGCTTTCAGTCTTGGCTTGGTAGGGACAAACGCGCAGCCGCATACGCGGGCTAGGCGGCGAATCTCGAAGATGCGGAAGGGGTCAGCCGCGGCCGGATGGACGTGCAGGGTGGCTGTGGTGTGCATGGTATTGCCTCGCTCTGTGGTGGAGAGTTTGGCAAATATCAACCAGTGGTTGCGATAAGTCAATGGCTATAAGGTTACTGATCCTTAGGTCGGCCTAAGATAGTTTTGGTGGTGGCAGTCTAGTATCATGTTGGTTTGCGGCATTTTTTCCTCCTGTGGGAGGCCACATTTTTCAAAAAGGAATTGATAATGATTGAAGCGGTCGGGCCTGAAGCGGGAAAATTTGTAGCTGATTTCCTATCTGCTAACATTGAAAAAATATATAAGTTGGGGCGTCAAGCTTGGACCTCATTTGATGAGACTGCTCAAGTTAAACTCAAAACGGCTTATAAGGACTATTTAAAAATCACAAGAGAGCGATACTCTCGGTCCAAATCATTTTTTATAAGATCGCAATCGGTAGACTTGTATAGTTATTATGTTTCAACAGGTATTAAATGTGGCGGGCACTCGATTACTGTTCCAAATTTTTATAGCTGCATGAATGTGTCGAGTCGAATAGTCATCACTGGAACTGGTGGCAGTGGCAAGTCAGTTTTAATGAAGCATCTATTCCTTGATTGCATTCGCGACAAACGTTATGTACCTATAATGGTTGAGCTAAGAGATATTAATGCGGAGAAAATATCGATAGATGATTTTATCCGAAAGGTGCTGGATGAAAGTGGCTTCGATACTAATGGTGAGTACGTAAAGAAAGCTATGGTTGCAGGGCATTTTTGCTTTTTTTTTGATGGGTATGATGAAGTCGATCATGATCTTCGTACGCAGGTGATTAGGCAGATTGGAAGTTTGTCTAATAAATATCCTGAATGTCCTTTAATACTATCGTCTAGACCTGATGATGTGTTCAATGGGTTGAATGAGTTTAACGTATTTCGGATTATGCCACTTAGTCTTGAGTCTGCGTCTGATTTAATAGCAAAGCTTCCATTTGATGAAGATGTAAAAACAAAGTTTCAGAAAGATTTAGCTGAAAGTTTATTTGAGCGTCATAACTCGTTTCTGTCAAATCCTCTTCTGTTGTCCATCATGTTGTTAACTTATGGGGAAAACGCAGAGATCCCATCAAAGCAAAGCATCTTTTATAATCAAGCATATGAGGCGTTGTTCCAACGGCACGACGCAAACAAGGGAGCCTACACTAGAGTAAGGCTCACCAATCTTGATATTCAAGACTTTGCTAGAGTTTTTTCATTGTTTTCAGTTCAGACTTTTCAAAAGCGACTATTTAAAATGTCACGTTCTGATTGTCTAGCCTTTATTGATAAAAGCAGAGACAGTCTTAAAAAGGATTTTAAAGCTCAAGATTATTTGGGTGATTTGCTAAGCGCTGCATGTCTTTTAATAGAAGATGGTTTGGATGTGGCCTTCTCGCATCGCTCATTTCAAGAATATTTTGTAGCTCTATATCTTTCAACAGCAGCACCAGAAATCCAAGAAAAACTCATTAAGTTGTATTGGGATAATATGTCTTCGGATAGTGTGCTGTCGTTGTTGTATGAGATAAATCCGGAATTGGTTGAGAGAGTGCTTTTAGTTCCTGAGTTGGAGCAGTTTTTCTCTCTAATTGGTGTTAGAAATAAAGTTGGTATTACTCACGCGGCTAGATATTTGAAAATGAGTTTTCTTGAGTTCAACGTTGATCCAAGCATTTTTCATGCTACGCCTATAAAGCCAACTAAAAAGTATTCGAGATTAGATAAAATTGGTCGTTTTGTGAGAGAGTACGTTTTCAAGCAGGAGGATGTTAGTGGGGAATACGTTGATGAGGTAACTAGGGAGATGTATGAAAAGTATGGATCTGGTGTGCCGGATCAGGTGGTCGCATACCCAACTAAGGGTTTGACTTATAAGTCGGAGTTTCTGTTGGATGTCATGAATACTCGCGGAAATTTCTCCAAGTCGAACATTGATGATCTATGGGTTTATTATAAGAAAATAAAGTCAAGTAATGATAATAAGGTTTTGGAGATAAATAAGATGTTAGGTATAAGGTAATGTTTTGATTTTGGCCATGATATAGCTGATTTTAGAACAGCTCATTCTGGAATAAAACTGCCTACAACTTTTCCGCATATATGTGTCTCTTCCGTAATATCAATGATTGGGTATTGCGGGTTGATAGGCCTCAAAAATTTACGTCCAGCATCCTCTACTAGTATCTTAAATGTTGCCTCGTTAGTCCTAGGTACGCTGGCAATGACCCGATCTCCGGTTTTAACCTCAGCCTCGGGATCCACAAAAATGATACAACCAGTTGGGTAACTACGCCCGGGACCCGGATTCGTCATAGAATCTCCAAGAACTTTCAATGCGTATCCATTCTCACTGATAGCGACAGGGCATGACAACCAAGTTTCATCATTGTGAGGTTCAAAATTTGCCTCACACCAAGCACCTGCTTGTACCCAAGATATTAGAGGGACTTTACCAAAACGGTCATTGATCTCGCTGACATTACTTTCATGCCCTGTGACAAGACTGTGAACGTTTCTCCCCCCGAGCTGTTCTTTTGGCAGTACTCCGTACTCCAACCACTCACGGCGCACTTTCAGCCAGGAACAAAGCGCAACCATACTGTCGGCTTCGGCTATGGCCTCGCCGTTCAGCCACTTGCTGACGGCCTGAGTCGTCTTACCAACCCCCAAGCTCTTCAACTGGCGATGGATGTCCACGCCACGACCCCGGCTGCGCACGCCGGCATCGTCGAGGGCTTCGTGTAGGCGCGCGCTGAAAGCGGCGCGTAATTCATATTTATCAACCATGAGTTGAGGGTGTCATAAAGGTTGCGCAATAGTCAGTTGATGTTTAATATCAACTCGGAGTTGATAAGTGGAGATTGCCATGTTGGACCCCGCAGATTTTCCGAATGCCATTGCGTTCGCCTTTGAAGCAGTAGGCGGCATCGGGGCCGCCGCTAAGGTTTGCGACAGGAGTTATCAGGCGCTCAACAAGTGGCGTCAGGCAGCCTGCCTGCCGCGAACCGACTACACCGGTGAAACCACGTATGCCTCGCTTTTGGCAACAGCTGCAACGCAGAAGGGGAACTCGTTTGAGTCCGCTTGGTTGCTGAGCGCATCTGCACCACAGAAAGCTGCTGCATCGCATGGTTAGAAAAAAGGCGACCCAAGGGCCGCCCAGTTCCTCCCGGCACGCACCACCACAGCGCTGTCGGGTCGCGATAAAGATAGGCGGGCACACCACATGCTAACCACCTCTCTTTATCGCGCTTTCCAAGGCACGGATGCCTTGGTGTTGCTGCCTTTTCCACCACAGATTGGGCAGCTGTTGCGCCAGAGGTGAACGACGGATCGTTCGCCTCGGCACGGTGCCGGTGTCGATCCTGAAGATCTAGCCGGCGTTTGGGCCCTTTCAAGCCACGCGGCAAATGTATCACCACTGCATGTCGCGAGGCACTGGCAACCTTAAGGATTAATGCCATGAGCCGAATCGCTCTGAGTTCTGTAGAACGGGCGCAGCGGGAAATCCTGCCGCTCGATTTAGCGCTTTACCATGCTGCCCGGGACTATCCCGGCGGCGCTGCTGCAATTGCCGCCACCACCGGCAGAAACGCCACCACGCTGCAGCATAAGCTGTCCCCAACCCACCCCAGCCACACGGTCAACATTCAGGAGTTTGGCGAGATCCTGGAGCTGACCAAGGACCGCCGCATTCTGGATGCGGTACACGCGTTGGTGGGGGATACCACTTGGCAGGAATTGGCCGAGGCGTACACCCACGACATGCCTGAAACCTTGACCACCGGCATTGCTGAGTATTTTCGGCAGGTGGCTGACTTGGCTGAGATATGGGCCAAGAGTATCGGTGACGGCGCGGTCAGTGACCACGAATTGGCCGCGATCCGCCTGCAGGTGTTTCGCGGTATTCAAGGGCTGCTGGGAATGTTTAACCGCGCCACCTACGTTAATCGGACAACGCGGGGTATCGATCGTGGTTGATATCGTCGACTTTGCCAATGACCTGGTGCAGGAGCGTCTTGATCAAGCCCTAGCTGCCCGTCGTAACGCTGCTAAGCCCGCTTTAGCGGCGCATTCATTTCTGTTCTGCGAGAGTTGTGACGATCCGATTCCGGAGTCTCGTCGGTTAGCGCAGCCGGGTTGTACGCAGTGCGTGGATTGCTTAGCAATTAAGGAATCGCGGGAGTCTCGCCATGCTCGATGAGGTACTGGATCAATTCGCAGACTTTGGTCTTGAGCCGAAACTACCGCTGACTTTTGGCAAGCTGACACGGTGCAAAACAGCGCAGGACAGGAGGGCGGAAAAGAACGGTTGGTACGTCGTCCACGAACATCGCACTGAGAAAAACGAAACGCTGATCTTCGGCAGTTTTGGTGACTGGCGTTCGGGTGAGTCGCAGAAGGTCAAGGTCAAGGCCGGGCGGATGTCGCCAGAAGAGCGCGAAGTCATGCGCGCTCGTCAGGAGGACGCCAAACGCCGCGCTGCCGAGGTTAAGGCCAATGCAGCGCGTCGCGCCGCGAACCGTGCTGCGGGTCTGTTCAAGCGCATGCCGGAAAAGGGCCGTAGCGACTATCTGGACCGAAAGCAGATCGTCGGTTTCGGCGTCCGATACGCACCGCGCTCCGGCGCGTTTTTGGTGCCTATGTGCAACGTGCGGGATGAGATCGTCGGCCTGCAGGTGGTATTTCCTACCAAGAAAGAAGACACCGGCCGAGACAAATCCTATTGGCCCTACGGGATGTCCAAAGAGGGCGCCTTTCATTTGATCGGGCCGCACCCTGATCCGGGTGAGCCAGTGCTGGTGTGTGAGGGCTACGCCACCGGCGCTAGCCTGCACATGGCGACCTCGCTAACGGTGGCTATCGCCTTCGATGCGGGCAATCTGTTGGTGGTCTGCAAGGCCATGCGCGAACGCTTCCCGGGTTGCCCTTTGATTGTCTGTCGTGACGATGACTGGAAGACCAAGCGCCCGAACGGCGAGCCCTGGAACCCCGGTGAAGAAAAGGCGAACAACGCTGCGTTGGTCGTTGGTGGTCAGGTGGTCGCGCCGATATTTTCCGGCGAGCGGGAAGACAAGTGGACCGACTTCAATGATCTGCATGTCGCCGAAGGTTTGGACGCGGTGCGTCGCCAGGTGCTTGCGGTGGTCAAGCCGCCGGCCGCAGGCGGTTGGAAGGATCTGCTGGCCCGCAGTGAAAGCGGTGCGTTAATTGCGCACATGCAGAACGTCGAGCTGATTCTGGCCAATGACGAGCGATGGGCCGGAGTGATCAGCTACAGCGCTTTCAGCTCGAAGATCGTGAAGTTACGGGCTGCACCTTATGGCGGCGGCACGGGAGACTGGGCCGATATCGACGATATGCGTGTCATGAAGTGGCTCGCGCAGCAGTACAACCTGCGGGTTAAGGCGTCTCATGTGATCGAGGCTGTGAGTGTGGTTGCCCATGACCATGCCTTTCACCCGGTGCGACAGTACTTGCAAAAACTGGAGTGGGATCGTGTACCGCGCCTGGAAAGCTGGCTCACGGATGTCATGGGTGTGAAGGAAAACGAATACACGTCGAAAGTCGGCAAGCGTTGGATGCTCTCGGCCGTGGCGCGGGTGATGAAGCCTGGCTGCAAGGCCGACTCGGTGATGATCCTCGAAGGCGCGCAGGGCGCCGGTAAGTCGACGGCAATGAACATCCTCGGCGGCGAATGGTTTATGGACACGCCTTTCGCCCTGGGTGACAAGGATGGGTTTCAGGCGATCCGGGGCAAGTGGATCGTTGAGCTGGGCGAGCTGGACAGTTTCAACAAGGCCGAAAGCACCAAGGCCAAGCAGTTCTTTTCGGCATCGACCGACACCTATCGCGAGAGCTACGGCCGCAGAACCATGGATGTGCCACGCCAGTGTGTGTTCGTGGGTACAACCAACCAGGACGAATACCTGAAGGATGCGACCGGTAACCGTCGTTATTGGCCGGTGGCCTGTACCAAGGTGGATCTGGAGCTGCTTCGCACGATCCGCGATCAGCTGTGGGCCGAGGCAATGTTCTGCTACGAGGCGGGAGACCTTTGGTGGGTGACGCTGGACGAGGCGGCGATGTTCGGCGAGGAGCAGGACGAGCGCTTTGTGGTGGATGAGTGGGAGGGGCCAATTCTGACCTGGCTTGAAGAGTCGCAGATCGGCGAAACCACCACCGGCAGCGAAGTGCTGGCCAATGCGCTGAAGCTGGACTACGGGCACTGGAGCAAGCCTGAGCAGATACGGGTTGGTGCGATCATGCACCGGCTTGGCTGGCGACGTGTGCGTCTGCCGGCGTTGGTGAAGAGCGGTCAGCGGCCCTGGGCTTACAAGAAACCCGCAGGGTGGGGCAGTGCATCAGCGTTGCAGCGGGAAGCATTCGAGGAGCCTTGCTTTGATTAAGCGAATCGACGAAATGCTCAAGCTATGGGCAGAGGATCTGCACAGTCCACACGAAGGTGGATCGGAGCTCGGCGGCGGCAACATGATTGCCATGCTGATGGAGTGCAAGGGCGAACTTATCCGCGGCACGCGTGGCAGTCGGGTGCTGCTGGATGAATCGGCGGATATCGAGCTGATCGTGAACAAGCATCTGCCGCCACAGCTGTCGGTGGTTGTGCGCGAACACTACTGCAATCACGACAGCTTCCTGTCGCAGAAAATCACCCATTGCGGCTGCAGCCGCAAAACCTACTACGAGCGTTTGCACGAGGCTCACGAGTACATCGCCGGCATGCTGATGGGGAAGGCTGCGTGACCCCAGATTTGGCTCCGGCTATCGCTGTCCCATTGGCCCACCTTGTCCCATTGCGTTTTGATGTGATGGGACAAGCGTGGGCCTTGTGTTTGTTGGGTTGTCCCATTGTCCCAGCTAAAAATGCCTCCCGCCCGTGTGAGCGAAGCGCAGACCTGTACGCGCTATCGCGCGCATGCGTGTTTTTCGATTTTCTTCTTTACACGAGAAAAGAGTAAACAGATGGGACAATGGGGCAAAGCCCCGAATTTAGGCGCTCTCAGGCGTCCCATAGCGATTTCGAAGCATGGGACATATGGGACAACGTCGAAAGAGCAGAATGCCGACTTGGGATATTCGCCGACATTCGCTAGGCGTTCACCCGGTGTTACCCACTTATTCACCGGGTGGCATTAAAGTGGGGTTGCTGCCAGGAAATTCGACCTGTAAAAAGTAGTCATCTTCGATAGGTGCGACCGCAGAGAGCGGCAGGCACACACCACTAAGCCCGGCCATTGCGCCGGGTTTTTGCGTTTATGGGGTAGGGCGATGACGAACGAGCAGCAAGCGCTGGCAGAGATGCCCATCTGGTTAGTGATCGTCCTGGCCTTGGTCGGCGGCGTGTCGGGAGAGATGTGGCGGGCGGACAAGGATGGGGCGCGAGGCTGGGTGTTGTTACGACGCCTGGCCCTTCGGTCCGGTGCCTGTATCGTCTGCGGCGTGTCGGCCATGATGCTGATGATCGGCGCCGGCATGTCGATCTGGACAGCGGGCGCCTTGGGTTGCCTGACCGCGATGGCCGGGGCCGACGTCGCCATCGGACTGTACGAGCGATGGGCCGCCAAGCGCCTGGGCGTCAGCGAGACATCGGCGGCGAGTGGCGAACCAGGGCAATGATGCGGCTGGAGATGCGCGACAACATCGACAAGATCGTGAAGGGCATGAGAGGGCTTAGCCGCAACAAGGTGCCCATTGCAGCGGCCAAGGCGCTGACCTTCACCGCTGAGCGGGTGCAGATCGCAGAGAAAGCCGAGATAGCCCGGGTGTTTGATCGTCCCACTCGTTGGACGTTGAACTCGATCTATAAGCGAAGTGCCACAGCCACGCGGTTGTTCGCCCGCGTGTGGGTCAAGGACGAGGCCAGCTCGGGTGTTGCGGCCTCGAAGTACTTGCCGGTGCATATCGAGGGTGGCAATCGTCCGCACAAACGATTCGAGAAGGCGCTGATTCACTACGGCTTGATGCCTGCTGACATGTACGCAGTGCCAGGCAGACGCGCCCGAATGGATGGCAGCGGCAACATCAGTCGAGGGCAGATCGTTCAGATACTGTCGGCACTCGGTGCTGCTGAGCGTGTGTCAGGTTTCATGGCCAACCGCACGACTCGCAGTAAACGACGCAATCGCAATGCCCCCGATTACTTCGCTGGTCGCCCGGGCAACGGCACCGGCCCGTTGGGTATCTGGCAGCGCATCGGCAACGGTGCGCGGCCCATCCTGATCTTCGTTAAGCGCCCGACCTACCGTCGTCGCTTCGACTTCTACGGGGTGGCCAACCGCGTCGCTGCTGCCGAGTTTGAACCGCTGTTCCGCCGGGCATTGGCCCGCGAGATGGCTCGCGACTGAGGCCTTGGTCGATCTTTCAGCGTTTTCGCCCGGCTTTTGGCCGACTCGGGCACGGATCGAGGCCTCATCCCCTTTTTCAATGGGTCCTTCCGGCGATGTGGGGGAATGGGGTAATTCGAACCCCGATCTTTTTGCAGATTCAACCCGACATAGGGGGTTCCGCTTCCTAGCCCAGACCTTGGAGATGAGCATGCCAACACAGCGTGAAATCGCAGATCACCTGGACATGAGCGAGCGAAACGCTCGTGACGTGCTGAAGGGGATAGGCATCAGCGATTGGCAGTCATCCAGTTTGGACGAGATCCGGATCGCTTACATCCGCGACCTACGTGCGAAAGCGGCTGGACGCGGAGGCAGCCAACTGGAAGAACTGAATGCGGTGCGGATCGATGAGGGCCGGGTCAAGGCGGCGAACGGTCGTCTGCTGTACCACGAAAAATTGCGGTCACTGATTCCCAGCATGGAAGCGGAACGCGTGCTGGCCGACTGGGCCGGCTTTGCCAACCGGGAATACCTGGGAGGCGTCGAACGACTTATTCAGGAAATCGAGAACGTGCAGAAACTCACGGTAGATCGATCTGTGGTGGCCAAAGTTGCTGGACCTACAACCGAGCGAATTGCAGGCTACGCGCGAAAACTTGGCGCGGAGCTTGTCGGCAGCAGCGGGGAAGTTCAACCCGCCGCGTGACGTGCCGACAGCCGAGTACTTGAGCACCAAGTTTTACCTGCCCGCTGAGAGCGGGGTGCTGCATGGCCTCTATGACTTTCACTACACGCCGTATTTCCTCGGTGTTGCCGCCGCTCTGGACGATCCGCGTGTCAGCGAAGTGGACCTGATGAAGGCCGCGCAGATCGGCTGGACCTGGTTCCTGATCGGCTACCTGTTCAAGTTTGTCCAGTTCCTACCTCGGCCAATCATGATCCTGTTTGCCAAGGAGAAGGACGGGAAGAACTTCCACGACGAAAAGCTCAAGCATGGTGTGACCGCGAACACCGAGATCAACAAGTTGATGCCAGTCGACACCAGCCGGACTTCTGGCAACCGGTGGGACCACAAGAGCTTCCCGGGTGGTTTCCTCAAATTGGTGGCGTCGAACTCGCCCGGCAACGTCAAGTCGACCTCATCCGTGGGGCTATCGGTGGTCGAGGAACCGGACGATACCAGTGACGACGTGAAGGGGCAGGGTGACGCGATCGCCTTGCTCGAAGAACGCGGAAAACGCTACCCCGGTTCGAAAATGCTGGTCGGCGGAACACCGGCGATCAAGGGGGCGAGCAAGACTGAAGCGCGTTTGGCGCAGACGGATTGCCGGGTATTGCCGATCATCTGTCACACCTGCGGCCAAGCCCATGTGTTGGACTTTGCTCACATCAAATACCTCGACATCGCCGAAGGGGCGGAGCCCCACGAAATCTATGGCCGTGCGGATCCCGAGACCGCCGGCTACGCCTGTCCGCACTGCGGGGAAATTTGGGACGACTACCAGCGCAAAGAGAACATCCGCAACACGGTGTTCAATGCGATCGAGGCGGGTGATCCGAACTGCGGCTGGGTACCGACCAAGCCCTTTGCCGGGCGTGCCGGGTTCATTGAGCTGAACGAACTCTATGCCTGCCTTCCTGGTACCAGTCTGGCGGACATCGTGCGCGAACAACTGAACGCCGAGCACCGGGCGGAGATGGGCGATCTGTCGCTGCTGATCAAGTTCGTCAACCAGAAACAGGGTCGAGCCTACGAGTACAAATCGGATCTGCCCGAAGCCGACAAACTGGCGGAGCGGGCTGAAGACTATCCCGAGCTGTTCGTGCCCATGGGCGGGCTGGTCCTGACTGCTGGCGTCGACGTCCAGCATGATCGGTTGGCAATCATCATCCGCGCATGGGGCCGTGGCGAGGAGTCCTGGCTGGTCTATTGGGGCGAAATACACGGTCAAGTGGTGTTGCCGGGACAGGGCGTCTGGCTTGACCTGGAGAAACTGTTGTTTGCTCCGATTCCCCACGCCTGCGGCGCCAAGCTGAAGGTGCTGGCCGTTTCGCTGGACACCTCCGATGGCACCACCACCCAGGATGCAGCGTATGCGTTTTGCCGTAAGCATCAGCAGCGTGGGGTGATGGCGATCAAGGGGGCGAGTGAGCGAGGCAACACCCGCGACGATGAGCGCAAAGAGATTTTCAGCGCGCCACGGCAGGGGGTGGACACCGATAAGGAGCAAAAGGCCTCGAAGTACGGCCTGCGGCCTTACATCGTCGGCACGTCACGGGCAAAGGATCTGTGGATCGAAGGTCGGCTGCCGCTGACCGGCAATGGTCCTGGCCGGATGCACTTCTACAAGACGGTGAGGCCGGATTACTTCCGGCAGATCACTGCCGAAGTGAAAGCACCCAGTCGGCGACACCACTACCGCAAGGTCTGGCAGAAAAAGGCCGGTGAGCCGAACGAAGGGACGGACTGCGAAACCTACGCGCTGCATGCGGCCCGGTCGTTGAAAACGCACCTGCTGAATGAACACGACTGGGCGGCACTGGACGCGCAGATCCGGCAGGGCGGGTTGTTCGATTCGCCACCACCGGAACCCGAAGCTGAGCGCGATCCCGAGCCCGCAACGGCACCGGAAAATCCGGCACCCACACCACCCGCTGAACCCAACGATCTCCCGCCTTCTGGCGGGAGAGTTGTTTCTGGGCGCCGCAGCGCAATGCGCGTGCTCTCCCAACGCAGGAATTAAACATGGCCATCACACTGGAACAAGCGCAGAACCAGCTGCAGGCCTGGCTCGACGCGAGCCTCAAGGTCAGTCAGAAACAGAGTTACCGCATCGGTACCCGCCAGCTGAACTATGCCGACGCGGCCGAGATCACCCGAATGATCGATTACTGGCAGGGGCAGGTTGATCGGCTGGCCAGTGGTCGCCCTCGCGGCATAGTCCTGCGCGGGATCACCCCGTTATGAGTCGCGCGCCGAAGGTGCCTGAGCCCACGTTGTTGGATCGGGCCATCAGTTGGTTCAGCCCCGAAAGCGGCGCCAAACGTATGCAGGCGCGCATGACCATGACGGCGCTGGGTGGTTACAGCGGCGCCTCCAAACGCAAGCGCTCACTCAGTGCCTGGCATGCGTCGGCTGGTAGTGCCGCCGCAGATCTGCTTCCGGATCTGCCAACGCTGCGGGAACGTTGCCGCGATCTGGAGCGTAACAACCCCATCGGTGGCGGTGCGATCAACACGGTCACCACCAAGACGGTTGGCACCGGCCTGGCACTCAAGTCGGTGGTCAATCGGCAGATCCTCGGTTGGGATGAGGACACCGCTCGGGAATGGCAGCGCAACACCGAGTCACTGTTCAAGTCCTGGGCGGAAACCACGGCGTGCGACATCACCCGCGAACAGAATTTCTACGGGCTACAGGATCTGGCCTGGCGTTCGGTGTTGAGCAGCGGTGACGTGTTTCCGCTGCTGACGCACAAGGAACGTCCGGGTCAGCATTATTCGGCGTGCATCCAGTTGATCGAGGCCGACCGGATCTGCAATCCGCAGGGCAAGGCCGATACGGAAACACTCACCGCCGGCATCGAACGTGATGCCGACGGCGAGCCGATCAAGGCGCACATCCTGCGCAGTCACCCTGGTGCTCTGGGTGTGAAAGAGCGGGTGTGGGATGAACGCCCATTCTTCAATGAGCGGGGTGGGCGGGCGCTGCTGCATTTGTACCGGCGTCGACGTGTGGGTCAACCGCGCGGCGTGCCATATCTCACCCCGGTCATCGAGAAGCTCAAACAACTCGATCGCTATACCGACGCAGAGCTGGAAGCCGCCGTGGTATCGGCGTTCTTTGCGGTGTTCATCAAGCCCGGGAACGGCGGCAATCTCAGCCCTCTGGCCTCGGCCGCGACCGGCAATACCCCGGTGGGTGGTGATCGTCCGGCCGGTCGCGAGTCGGGCGGGTGGGATGGTTCGCTCAGCGGCGGCATCGTCGCCGAGCTGGACGACGGCGCATCGATCGACACCGCCGCGCCGGGCCGTCCGAACCTGGCATTCGACCCGTTCGTGTTGGCGATGCTACGGCAGATCGGTATGGCCCTGGAGCTGCCGTATGAGGTGCTGATCAAGCACTTCACCGCCAGTTACACCGCCGCTCGTGCGGCGGTGATGGAGGCTTGGCAGTTTATTCGCGGTTGCCGCGATTTCCTCGGCAACGGCTTCTGTCAGCCGGTGTATGAGCACTGGCTGGAAGAGGCCGTCGCTCAGGGTGATGTCGATGCCCCCGGCTTTTTCGATCACCCGCTGCTGCGTTATGCCTACTGCGGCTCGCTGTGGGTCGGCGATGGTCCGGGCACGGTGGACCCGCTCAAGGACATCAACGCGGCCAAGGGGCGTGTCGATCTTGGCGTCAGCACGCTTGCCAAGGAATCGATGCTCTACGACGGCAGCGACTGGGAAGAAAACCACGAACAGCGCGCACTGGAAGTGAAGCGTCGGATGGAGGACGGCCTGTCGGCAACGCCGGCCTCACAGCCTGAAGATCAGCTGCCGCAAAACCCTGACTTACCCGAACGGACCTGACCATGACCGATAAACCAACCGACGCACCCCCCGTGCATCGGGTGACGGCGTTCGACCTGGTGTCGCGTGAACCCTGGGCCATCACCCCGGACATGCTCAACACCATTGCCGCCATCGCCCGGCGTGAACATGAAGGCCCCGACGCCGTCGAGGCTCGCCAAGGTCGTCCCCTGCAGAACAGCCGCACGGTCACTCAGCGCGGCAACGTAGCGTTGGTGCCGGTCACTGGCCCGGTCTTTCGCTACGCAAACCTGTTCACCGCCTTGTCCGGTGCGACCTCGCTGGACGTACTGGCAAAGGACTTCACCACGGCGGTGGATGACCCGCGTACCGAAAGCATCATCCTGGTGATGGACACCCCCGGCGGGCAGGCCAACGGCATTGCCGAGTTTGCGCAGATGATCCGCGCCTCCCCCAAGCGGGTGGTCGCTTACGTCTCGGGCAATGCCGCCAGTGCGGGTTACTGGATGGCCTCGGCGGCGCACGAGATCGTCATGAGCCGCACCGGAGGCGTTGGCTCCATCGGCGCCGTGCTCAACATTCGGGCGAATAAGGATGACGGCAGCCTGGAGATTGTCAGCAGCCAGAGCCCCAACAAACGTCCGGACTTTACGACCGAGCAGGGCCGGGCGGTCGTGCAAAGCCATGTCGATCGGTTGGCCGGCATCTTCATCGAGGACGTTGCGAGCTATCGCGGCGTGACCGTCGACGACGTCCTCGCCGATTTCGGCCAGGGCGACATGCGGATTGGATCTGACGCCGTGGCGTTGGGTATGGCCGACCGCGAATCCACCCTGGAAAACCTAATTGCCGAACTCAATGGCAGCACTTTTGGAGATCGTTCCATGAGCACCACAACCACCAGCAAGCCCAACGACAGCGACAAGCCGCCGGTCATCGACCGCAACTACCTGGCCACCCACCATGCCGAGCTGCTCGCAACACTGGAGCAGGACGCTCACGCGGCCGGTGCGCGCGCCGAGTGCGATCGCATCAAGGGCGTCGAAGCCGTCGCGCTACCGGGCCACGAAGAGCTGATCGCCAGTCTCAAGTTCGATGGCGTCACCAGCGGCCCCGAGGCTTCTGCCCAGGTCATCGCGGCGGAGCGAGCCAAGCGTAGCAATGCCTTGGCCACGCTTCGCAGCGATGCCCCGGCGCCGGTCCCGAATGCCCCAGCACCCGCGCCGGAACCGGTGGCAAAAACGGCTGAGGATCCGGATGCGCCGCTGGAAGAGCGCGCCAAGGCGACTTGGGGCAGTGACAAGGAAGTACGTGCCGAATTCGGCACCTTCGAGGCCTATCACGGTTATCGCCGGGCTGAGGACAAAGGCCTGATCAAGGTCTTGAAAAAGTAACTCGGCATTTAACCCTCAACCCCTCGGCTTTGGAGAACACCTATGCCTCTTACCCTCGACACCCCACGCTCCCATGAGATCGGGGATATCAACGAATTGCCTGTGGCAGCGGCCACGCAGATCTTTGAAGGCTCGGCGGTCGGGATCAACTCGGCGAACGGATTGGCTCGCCCCTTGGCCGCCGGTGATCTGTTTGCCGGTTTCGCTGATCGCAATGCCGACAACCGCTTGGGCGCAGCAGCTGCCCTGCGCGTGCGTCTGCGCGAAGCCGGCAAGATCGAAGTGCCCATCGTCGGGCTGGCCGTGACGGACATTGGCAAGCTGGTTTATGCCAGTGACAGCGGCACCTTTGCGCTCACAGCCGCCGGCAACAGTTTGATCGGCCACGTGCACCGCTTCGTCAGCAGTGGCGTGGGCATCGTCAAGTATGCCGCCCAGGCTATCCCGGCCGCGTAATCACGCGCCCATCCGTCACCTTCATCAGGAGAAACCCCCATGGGTGCTGAAGTACTTTCCAGCCGTGCCGTTATCGGCACTTTTTACGAACTGCTCGAGCAGAACACCGGGGCCAGCTGGATCGATTTCTTGTCGAACCTGTTCGACTCCGACCAGGCCAAAGAAACCTATCCGTGGATCGGTAGCGTTCCGACCTTGCGGGAGTGGATCGGTGGCCGTCATGCCAAAGGCTTCATTTCTGCCGACCTCGAAATTGAAAACCTGCACTTCGAAGCGACCATCGAAGTCCTGGTCAAAGAGCTACGCCGCGACAAAACCGGGCAGCTACGCATCCGCCTTGGTGAACTGGCCGACCGCACCAACTCGCACTGGGCGCGGCTGCTGTCGGCGCTGATTCTCAACGGTGAAAGCCAGGTCTGCTACGACGGCCAGTACTTCTTCGATACCGATCATGAGGAAGGCAAAAGCGGGGTGCAGTCGAACAAGATCACTACCGACATCAGCGAACTGAGCGCCACGCTGCATGGCACTCCCAGTCGCCCCAGCCCTGAAGAGTTCCAGCAGGCGGTTGCCAAATCGGTCACCCAGTTGACCAGCCTGAAAGACGATCAGGGCGAGCCGATCAACGAACTGGCGCGTGAGTTCCTGGTGATGGTGCCGTTCAGCCTGCTGAGTGTGGCGCAGTCGGCATTGACCGTACCGCGCGGTACCAACATCAGCGAAATCGTCATGCCGGACAACGTCACCGTCCGTGTGATCGGCAACGTGCGCCTCAATGCCTGGACCGACAAGTTCGTCACGTTCCGCACCGACGGGCGCCTGAAAGCGTTCATTCGTCAGCAGGAAACGGACGTGGTGATGAAGGCCAAGGCCGAGGGCTCGGAGTTCGAATTCGACAACGATGCTCACCAATACGGCGTCGATACCTGGCGCAACGTCGGGTTCGGTCGCTGGCAGTACGGCGTCCTGAATCAGCTGGTGTAAGCCCTCAGGCTTTCATCTCAAAGAGGACAACACCATGCCGAAATACCGTGTGGATCAGCCCATCACTCTGTATGGGGGGGAGCTGATTCTGACTGATGCTCAGGCCAGTGCGCGAGCGCACAGCCTGGAGCAGGTTAAAAAAGGGCGCTACACCATTGTGCAGCCAGTCCAGTTCAAGATCGGGGAGGAAATCGTGATCCCTGGCGAACCGGACAAAGCGCTGGCGCAGCGAGTGACAAAACTCGAACGAACGGCGGGGGCAGCCAATGGCGAATAAATCCTACACCGTGCTATCCGGTTCCTTTCGCGATCATAACAACGAAGTGATTGGCGCCGGTGGCACTGTCGAATTGCCCGATGATGTGGCGGTCCGTTTTCGCCACCAGCTGCTGGAAATCAAACAGGATCCGGCGCCGGCCACCGTTGCTGCACCGGCCAAGTCCAGCGGAGCGGCCAAGGAGGGCCGCGATGTTTGACGAAGACCTGGCGGGCTTCCTCGAAGATTTTGATGCCGGCGGTTTGGTCGATGATCGGCCATTTCTGGCCGTTCGCGATATGCCGGACGAAATCCGGGCCATGGCCGGTATCAATAGCCAGTCCACCTATTACGAGATCCTGGTCATCACCGCCGAGGCCCAGCGGCTGGCCATCGACAACGGGAAAAAGATCAAGGTCGGGGGCGTTTCTTTCCGGGTGCGTGACCGACTGATGATCGATGACGGGGCGTTCAGTCTCGTTTCACTCACCGAGATTTAATCATGCCTTCGATCCAAGAACGCATCGTCCAGCGGGCGCAGGCGCTGATTCTGGGCGCCAATACGTTGGCCGAAGATCGTGTATTTCGAAGCCGGACCGAGGCCTTCACGCGTAAACAAACACCCGCCATCGTGATCCGCCCGGATCTGGAAACCACCGAACGTGAGAGTCACACGGCGGATCGTAACCAGTTCGAGCTGTCGGTGGAAATCCTCGCCCGTGAAGACACCGTGACCAGGAACGCATGGGATCAAGTTGCCGACCTGGTGAAGGTTGCCGTGCATACGGTGCTGATGGGGGAGGACGCGTTTCCCGAGGCCGATCGTGTACAGCGCTTTTACATCGACTGGATTGAAGAAGACGGTGACAACACCGCAGGCAACTGCATGGTGCGTTATCGCTTCACTTACTTGTGCAATGCCGGCGATCTGACGTCCGGTCCTACCTTTTACTGAGGAACACAACCATGCAAATTGCATTCGGCAGCGGGTTGTTTTACGCCACCCCGCTGATGGACGCCTTCGGCAACGCCATTTCCGCACCGACGCCGATCCTGCTCGGCATCATGCAGGAAGCGTCGGTCGACCTGTCTTTCGATTCCAAGGAGTTGTTTGGCAGTGAGCAGTTCGCGGTCGATGCGGCACGCGGCCAAGGCAAGCTGACGGGTAAGGCCAAATCGGCGCAGATCAGCTTGCTGCAGTGGAACCAGCTGGTGTTCGGCCAGACCCTGACAACCGGCCAGGTGCTGGTCCATCACGCCACGACCCCGACCGCTATTCCGGTCGGTGCCGAGATCGTCGTGACCCCACCGGCTGGAGGCTCGCTCTCCGGTGATCTGGGTGTGCGTGGTGCCGGCGCGGTGCCGTTTGTACGGGTGCTGAGTGCGCCGACCGCTGGCCAGTACACCTTCGATGTGGCGACCGGCACCTACGGATTCGCCACGGCTGATGTCGCCACGCCGGTGTTCATCGACTATCGCTACACGGTGCAGACCGGTAAGAGTCTGTCGGTGCGCAATTTGCCGATGGGTGACATGCCGGTATTCCAGGGCGAGTTGATCCTGAAGTACAAGGGCAAAAGCATTTATGTACGGGTGCCCAACTTTGTCAGCAACAAGCTGGGCATCGCCACCAAGCAGGATGATTACACCATTCCGGACTTCGAATTCACCGGCTATGCCGATGAGTTTGGCGAGGTGTGCTACTGGAGTGCGAACGAATGAGCACCGTGAATATCCCCGGCATCAGTTACCCGTTTCCCGGTAAGCCGTTGGTGATTCCGCCGCTGTCGTTGGGTGATCTAGAGCAGCTGCTGGATCGGATCAATGCGATCGTCGCTGGCGGTATGGACCGGGGCAGCATTGCGACGGTGATCGACGCCACGCACGCGGCGCTTCGCCGCAACTACCCGGACATGCTCCGCGAGGAGGTGGCGGGTTTGCTGGATCTTCGCAACATGCGCGACGTACTCAATGCCGTGATGAGTGCGTCGGGCATGGAGGCGCAGCCGGTGAACGAACAGGGGGAAGTCCCGGCCCCTTCGACTGGGGCCAACTCTACGCTCACCTGATTGCCAGTACCGGGCAAAGTCCCGCCACGCTCCGGCGTGAGTGGGACATGACGATGGTGGGGCACATGACCGACTATTGGCGTCACCATCCACCGGTTCATGTGCTCGTCGCTGGTTACATGGGCTACAAGCCTGAAACGCAGGTTTCTGGAGCACCCGATCTGGAGACAAACCTTGCTAGGCTGGCAGCGGATCTGCGTGACGAATTGCCGGAGCATCTACGTGGCGCGCTGGATACCTTTACTATGACGCGAGGATCCTAAAAACTTAGAGGAGTTTTTATCGACTCCTCTAATTGTTTAGGAATTTGATGGCTGCTCTATTTCAAGGAGAGCTTATAGGTTGGTGAATAGAGGGTTGCCGATTCTACTAGGACTGACCCATCCGGAAGTTTTTTTGCTTCTAGCGATAATCTGACTAGGGCGTATTTCATGTCGCCATAGTAGTAGTTCTCAATTCCATATTGGCCAGACCATCTGCCATTGGGTTTTTCTTTCAATATAAAATTGGTTGGTGGACGGTCTGGGAATTCTCGATCTTCTTTCCAGAACGATAAAACTGGCGCTTCTGCTGTGCCTGATAGGAACAGGCGATAATGCGGCTTACTGTCTATGGCATCTTTGCCCAAGTCGGGGCTTCGTGGATCGCTGGTTTCGTTCAGGCTTAACTTGAACTTGTTCTCGTAGATTCCGTCGTCTGTTTTTTTGGTTATGGATCTAACTTCACCTTTGTGGCCAAACCACGGACGATACAATTCTGCGGAAACGTATGATAAACATAGATTTGGATTTTTAATCGTTACTTTAAGGCTGTCAGGAGATGCGGGGGAGGAGCTGACATTTACTTTTGCTATAGCCACTCCGAAAGTGGATGCCAATTTACTTGCATCAACATCCACATTGCCAGTGGTTTTGTTTTTAGTTTCAAAGCTGTATTCGGAAAGCATTATGCATTTATAGACGAACTCCTTTTCAAGGGGAGCGCCTCTTGAAAAGTTTTTTATCTTTGCGATTGACCATCCTTTAGCAACACTGACTTCTGATGAGGTGTTCTCGATACCTGCAGTCGCGGTTATTTGTTTAAATGATGCTTCAGCTCCAGATTTATAGTTTGAGTATGCTTCTGAAGTGACGTCTGAGAATGAAGGTGATATGGAAATTATCTCGTCTGTAATTTCGAATCCATCTCCTCCAAGAGTTATATTTTTATTGTTTGATATTTCTTCAATGTATTTGCCCAGCGCGTTTTCTTCTGGCGGGGCAAGAGTTCTCCAGCCTAGCTCATTCGAGTCTGGTAGTTTTGTGCCGCAACCCAGTATCGAGGAAGCAGCTACTACAATCGAAGTGGAGCGCATTAAATTCATGGAGTGTCCCTACTTTAGTGTTGGTTTTTATGGGGTGCAGCATGTAGATATGGCATTTTTTATTTTTATTATCAAAAAAAATCTAGCAGAAGAACTCCATTGTTGCCACGGAAGAACAGACGATTTTTAACTGGTGTGGAATTTGACTGTAGAGTCGAAAACTGTGTTCCGGCCCTGTTAGAGAAAATTGAATATTTTTTAGTCGGTTTTTTGGCAGTGGCTCAGTTTGTTTATGGGCTGAATTGATGCTGCTTATTAGTAAATTTTGCATTTATTTGCAGATTTACCCTGCTACTGAGGTGCGAAATGGATAGAAATATCGCGTACCAGTTCACGGCCGGTACCCAAGGTTTTGATCGGGCGGTGGATAGCATCGAGCGCAACATGCGGGACGCCCGAAGCACCTTCAATCGCGAACTCAAGGCGATCAACACCGACATGGTCGGCAGCCAGGTGCAGATCAGTCGTCTGGGGGCTGCGGCCAATGATGCCTTCGCCTGGGTGGGCTCCAAACTCAAAGGTGACCTGTTGGCGTTGGGCGCCTCGATGGCAGCGGTTTTTTCAGCTGTGGCGATCAAAGATTTTGTGGCCGATAGCAAAGCTGCCGCAGTCCAGCAGGAGGCGGCTTACCGGGGCTTGGAGGCTGTGGCCAATCATGCGGGTGTCGGTATCGGCCGGGCGATGCAGGAAGCGCAGAAGTTGTCCGCTGATGGTCTGCTCAGCGTCGGTGACGCCGCCAAAGCCCTGCAAAACTTGCTAAGCCGGGGTTACAACCTGGATCAGTCGATCGCGGTGATCAATCGACTGAAGGATGCAGCAGCCTTCAACCGGCAGGCCAATCTTGGTTTGTCCGAAGCGGTGTTAACCGCCACCGAGGGTCTGAAGAGCGAAAACTCGGTGCTGGTCGATAACGCGGGTGTGACAAAAAACGTCGCCAAGATGTGGGACGAGTTCGCCAAAAGCATTGGCTCCACACGCGACAAATTGACCGCGTCCCAGAAGGTGCAGGCTGAATACACCGGCATCCTCAAGGAAACCGAAGCACAGGTGGGTAATGCGGCGAAAGCGGCGAAGGGGCTCACCGGTAGCCAGGCCGAACTGGATGCCAAAAGCAACGAACTGAAGGTCACGGTTGGCACCATCCTTGAGCCCGCGTTCATCAGCCTGAATAAAACCTTGGCCGAGACCGCGAGCTGGTTCAATGGCTTGCTCAAGAACATGACGGGTGTGGGGTTAACGGTCGATGACGTCACCGGCAACATCGCCCGTCTTGAGGCTTCTTTGGCGAACTTCAAAGAAGGCCCGCGAGGCGGCGGTGCGAGGGGGCCGCTGGAAGGCACACTGCAAGAGCAGCGTTTGCTCTTGGAGCAGCTGCAGTTGTCATCGGACAAGATCGACGAAGTCGACGCGGGTATGAAGACGCGCCTGGCTCGCATTGAAGAGCAGCGGCGCAAAGTTGCCGCGATGGCAGCGACCGGCGATACCGCCTTGTCCACCAAGCAGCAAGCCCAGTTGCGTCCTACGGCCTATGGTCTTGAAGTAAGCCGTCTGACCAAGCTGGAAGAGTCGTATGCCGCGGCCATTAAGCGGCGCAAGGAACTGCAAAAGGGCACCGAGCCACCGGCCAAGCCCTCGCCCGAAGTCAGCGGCGGCGGTGCCACAAAGTCCAGGGTCAGTCAGTGGTCCGAGGTGCTGGACGCGCAGAAGGTCGCCCACGCACAGCAGCAGGCAGAGCAAGGCACCTACTATCAGTTTTCGCTTCAGCAAGAGGTGGAATACTGGCAGGGGATTCTCAAACGCACGGACCTGAATGCTTCCGAACGTCTCGGCGTTCAGCGCAATTACCTGGCCGCACTGACAGCCATGCGGCGTCAGGACGAGGGTAAAGCGTTCGCGGATCTACAGGCTCAGGCGCAGCAGTATCGCAACAACATGGATGCGCGATTGCAGATCGCCCAGCAAGCGTTGGAGCGCAGCCGGCAACTGTATGGCCAGGACAGTCAGGAGTATCGCCAGGCGGCGGCGGAAGTGGTCGCGATCGAGCGAGAGAAGCAACAGCAGATCTCGACGATGAAGCAGCAGCAACTGGCAGCCGATCAGCAAGCCCGCCTGGGCAACATTGCCCATGCCGAACAAATGGCTCAGTTGGACCTGCAGGCCAACCTGATCACTCAAGGGCAATTGCTGCAGGCGCAGGCCGAGTTCGAGCAGCAGCGCTACGCCATTGAGGCGGCTGCATTGGCGCAGCGAAAAGCCCTACTCGATCAAGACCCTGACCGAAACCCCGTTGCCCTGCAGCAGGTTCAGCAACAGATCCTGGCCCTTGAACAAACGCATCGCAACAGCATGGCCGTCATTGGTCGGCAGCAAACCCTGGAATCGCAAAACAACTGGACCGGCATGCTCGGCAGTGTTCAGTCGAGCTGGACCAGCGGCCTCAACGGCATCCTGACCGGGACGATGAGCACTCAAGGTTTGCTGCAGGGCATCTTCGGCAGCATCGGTACCGCGTTCATCGAGAACATGGTGACCAAGCCGCTGATGGCCTGGATGTTCGGTGAAACTGCCAAGACCGGCGCGACGGTGGCCGGCGTCGGTGTGCGGACAGCGGCAGAGGCGGGTGGTGCGGCAACGTCCGTGGCGATCTGGGGCGCGGCGACGATCAAGAACATCATTGCCAGTGCCTGGCAAGCGATGGCGGGTGCCTTCGCGGCCATGTCGGCCATTCCCATCATCGGTCCCGTGTTGGGTGTTGCTGCCGCTGCGGCGGCCGGCGCCTTCGTGTTTGGCCTGGTGAAAAACGTGGCGTCGGCCGAAGGCGGCTACGACATCCCGGCGGGCACCAACCCGATGACTCAGCTTCACGAACAGGAAATGGTTCTGCCCAAGCAGTACGCCAACGTCATCCGCCAGGCGGCGAATGGCGACGGGCAACTGGGGGGCGGCGGCACCTATCACTATAACGATTACAGCGGCCGGATGACGCCGGCAGACATCCGGCGCAATGCCCGGGTGTTTGCCGAAGAAATGCAAAAAATGCGGCGCAATGGTGCCATCAAGGCATAGGGGGAATCATGCCATTAGGTCCGTTCTGGCCACCGCGCTGGATAGCCAGCTATCCGGATGTGGGAGTGGTGAGAGAAGGTGTTTTGCCGCGTATGCCGGGTCAAACATTGCTGTCGAAAAAGGCACCGGAGTGGAGCACAGGGGTGCAAAAAGCGGTAAGCGGTCGACGTCGCACCACTGCTTATTATTCGGCGCCCTTGTGGTCATTCCAGATCAGTTACAACGCAGTGCGCAAGCGGCCGGGGCTGGATGAGTGGTCGCGCCTGGTGGACTTTTTCAACAGTCGCAAAGGGCAGTTTGGCGAGTTTCTGTACTTCGATCGCTCCGACCACCTGGTGAGACTGCATCGGTTCGGTACCGGCGACGGCACCACCGTGCGGTTTCAGCTGTCCCGCCCCATCGGTGGCTGGGTCGAGCCGGTGTATGGCGTCGTTAACATCGATGCACTGACGGTGGGCGGCGTTCTGACGGCGGCGTACAGCGTCGACGAACTTGGCCTGGTCACTTTTGCCGTGCCACCGCCGAACGGGGCGTCATTGGTGTGGAGCGGCGCGTTTTATTTTCGCTGCGCCTTTGATGCCGATTCGCTGGATGGCGCTCAGCCTTTCCGGACGATTTGGGAAATGAAGAACGTCGCCTTTACGAGTATCAAACCATGATCGATGCCAGTCCGGAGTTGAAGCAGTTCCTGGCCACGGCACGCAGCTTCGTGATGGCCGACCTGTACACGATTGTCTTGGCCAGCGGACAGGTGCTGCGCTACACCGATGCGGGCCTGCAGATTTACTACGCAGGGCAGAACTACTCGGCCAGTGGTCCGCTGATCAAACGCACTGGTGTGCGTGCGGTGCGCGGCATCGAGGTGGATACCTTGAACGTCACCTTTACCGCCGGCCTGAACGACACAGTACTGGGGGAGTCGGTGCTGCCGTTCATTGCCGGTGGTGGGTTTGATGGCGCTACGTTGAATCTCGCCCGGGCCTTCATGGTGGACTGGGGCAAGCCGGTGGTTGGAGCGGTGACACGCTTCATTGGCCGAGTGGCCGAGGTCGATCCCGCGGATCGCGAGCAAGCAACCGTGACAGTCAAGTCGCCGATGGAACTGTTGGACACCAAAGTCCCTCGGGGTGTGTATCAGCCGTCGTGTCTGCGCACGGTGTACAGCGCCGATTGCGGGGTTAATCGGGCGTTGTTTCAAACGGCGGGAGTGGTCCAGGCCGGCAGCAATACCGCGTTGCGCATCAATTCCAACGTATCGGCTGAACAGGGGTGGTTTGACCAGGGGGTGATCCGCTTCGTCAACGGGGCCAATGCTGGTGTGGCGCGTACGGTACGACGCCAGACCGGTGACGGTGCGGTCACGATGATCCTCGGGGTACCCGCTGTTCCTGAACCGGGCGATCAGTTCCTGATTTACCCGGGCTGCCCGCGCACGCTGGATGCCTGCACCAACAAGTTCGGCAATCGCGCGCGTTATCGCGGCATGCCCTTCATCCCAGTCGCGGAGACGTCGATATGAACGCACTCGAAGCTCAGCAGCGGGCGGCCGTGGTGGCCGAGGCAGAACGCTGGCTGCGCACACCGTACCAGCACCGTCAGCACTTACTGGGTGTCGGTGTCGACTGTGCCTGGCTGCTGATCGAGGTCTATAACGCGGTCGGGCTGATGCCCTTGATCGACCCCGGACCCTATGCCCAGGACTGGCATCTTCATCGCAGCGAGGAACGTTATCTGGACTGGCTCGATCGGTACGGCCACCCCGTGGAGACGCCTCAACGCGGAGACATGGCGGTGTGGCGGTTCGGCCGCACGTACAGTCACGGCGCGGTGGTGATCGATGAACACCGGGTCATCCATGCCTACCGCGATATAGGCGTGGAATACGCAGACATGCGCGAGGAACGGCTGGCCAGCCAGCTGGTGCGTTATTACACACTCAATCTATATGGAGTCAGCGATGGGGGGCAGCAGCACCACGATCTCTAACAGCGCCACTCGCATCAATGCGCTGCAAGTCCAGAGCAGCGCGAGCGGCAAGCCGATCGCCTGGCTCGCCGGGCGTAATCGCATCAGTCCCAACCTGATTTACTACACCGACTTTGAATCCGTGGCGAAGACCACGAAGAAAAAATCGGGCGGCAAGGGCGGCGGCGGGGCGACTCAAAAAGACACAACCTACACCTACTACGCGGCGCTGATCCTCGCAATCGGTCGCGGAACGTTGGGGGCTGTTCACCGCATTTTCCGCGACAAGGAAGTATTCGCTGAAGCGGTCATCAAAGGGGTGACCCAGTCGGCCTTGGCTCAGGCAGGTTTCAGCTTTGCGCAGGGTACCCGTGACCAACCGGTATGGGGCTTTCTTCAAACCAAGCATCCAGCCGAGGCCATCGCCTACGCGGACACGGCCTATGTGTATGCCAGTCGGTATCTGCTCAACGATAGCGCCGGGGTGCAGAACCATACCTTCGAAGTCGATGGCCCCTATCAAGTGCCGGGGCTGCCGGACGCCAATCCCGGGGAGTTCTTGCCAGGACTACTACTCGACCCTCTGGACGGTATCGGATTCAACCCGGCGTGGATTGCCGACCTGAGCAACTATCGCAACTACTGCCTGGCTGAAAACCTGTTGTTGAGTCCCGTGCTCGATGAACAGTCACCGGCCAGTGAGGCGATCGCCCGCTGGCTGCAGCTGACCAACAGCGAACTGGTCTGGTCGGCGGGTCAGCTCAAGGTCATTCCCTATGGCGATCAGGCCGTCACCGGCAACGGCGTGTCCTGGTTTCCGGATGTCGCGCCGGTGGCGAACCTGACGGATGACGATTTTCTGGCCGAGGAGGGTGAGCCACCGGTCTCACTCAAGATCAAGAGTCAGGCGGACAGCTACAACGAAGTCTCGCTGGAGATTCTCGATCGTGCTCACGAGTACAACACCGACGTGGTACGTGGCACCGATCAGGCGGCCATCGAGCAGTTCGGCTCGCGACCGATGGAGACGATCAAGGCCTATGAGATTTGCGATGTAGCGATCGGCGCGCATGCCGCGCAGTTGCTGGTTCAACGCAAGCTGTACGTGCGCAATGAATACCAGTTCTCGCTGGGTTGGCAGCATGTGCTGCTGGAGCCGATGGACCTGGTCACCATCACCGAGCCGGGATTGAAGCTGCATCAGCGTTTAGTGCGTTTGATCTCGGTCGAGGAGGACGAAGAGGGCAAGTTGGCCGTGGTGGCCGAGGATGCATTGTTGGGCGTCGGCAGTGCGCCCAAGTATCCAGTGCAAAGTAAGAGTGGCTTTCAAGGCAATCAGAACATCGCACCCGGTCCGGTCTTGGCGCCGATCATGTTCAACCCGCCGGAAAGCCTGTTGCTCGCCGGTGCGTTGCAAGTGTGGGGTGCCGTGGCCGGTGCGAGCCCCAGCTGGGGTGGCTGTGAGATCTGGATCAGTGCCGACGGTGACAGTTATCGGATGGCCGAAACCATCTATGGCCGGGCGCGTATGGGCAGGCTCTCCGCGACGCTGGCTGCCGGTAGCGATCCGGACACGGTCAATGCCTTGTCCGTGCAACTGGCGGCCACGGATGAACTGACGGCCGCGACCACCGCCGAGGCAGACAGTGGCGCCACCCTGTGCTGGGTGGACGGCGAACTGCTCAGTTACCGCGATGCAACGCTGACCGGCGTGGGGGCTTATCAGTTGGGCTACCTGCGACGTGGTCGGCTCAGCTCGCCGGTGGCCAGCCATCCGGCCGGTTCACCTTTCGTGCGCTTGGACGATGCGGTTTGGAAATACAGCTATGCCCAGGATCAGATTGGCAGAACCGTGTGGGTGAAGTTCCGCTCGTTCAACGTGTATGGCCGCGCGCTGGAGGATCTGGCGGACGTCACGGCGTACAGCGTCACCTTGTCGCCAGCTCGGGTGGTGCCGGCACCGGCGCAGAACCTGGCGTTGGTCGGCTCATTCGAAGCGCCGTACTTCACCGTCAGTTGGACGGCAGGGGCGCGCGCCGAAGATCGGCTGGTGCGGATCCGTAACGCAGGCAGCAATGCGTTGCTGCGTCAGGTGTCGACGACCAGCACCGCCTTCACCTACCAGCGTGCCGATGCCTTGGTCGACGGCGCGTTGATTCGCAGCTATCGCGTGGAGATCATCGAGCGAAATGCTGCCGGCAGCGCACCGTTGATTTCGGTGTTGGTGACCAATACGGCGCCGCCTGCCGTGACCGGTACTGCTGCGACAGTCAGCGGCACCACGGTTGATGTGAGTTGCGACGAAAGCACTGCCGCAGACGCTGCCGGCTATATGTTCGTGTACTCCACGTTCGCTGATTTCGATCCGACCATCGCAGGGGTTGTTGGATATCAGGGCTCCTCGCGTTCCGGAGAGATTGCCGGCTTGATCGCCGGTACCACGTACTACCTGCGTGCTGCTGCCTATGACACCTGGAGCAGCACACGCAACCAGCTCAATTTCGCTTCGGCGATCACCTTTAACACCTGATAGAGAGCCACCATGCAACCCATTCAATTCTTTGCCGCAAGGGCCGAGGACGGCGTCCTATTGCCTGGAGCGACGGTGCGTGTGCTTGTGTCAGGGACTCAGACGCTGGCCACCTTGTTCACCGACGCGACGGCGTCCGTGATCCAGGGCAACCCTTTTAGTGCCGATGCAGCAGCCCGGGTGTTCTTCTATACGAAGGTCGACCGGATTGATATTCAGATCAGCTACGGCGGGTACCTGGCGCCCTTATTGCGTGAGATCCACACGGTGGATGCCGCCGACGTGGTGGACGCCGAGGTTGGAAGGCTTCGGTTAGAACTCACCGATGGGAAAATCTATCCCAGCGAAGCAGCAGGCCGAGCCAGTGCTACCGTTCTCAACGGGATGATGTTCTGGGCTGCCAGTACGGATCCACGGATTCTGCGGACGTTGTGGCAGAAGGTGGATAGCGGGACTTCGCTGCATATCTCCGATGACGTCAGTAAGAAAGTCGTCGATGACCTTTCCAGCAGGGCTGATCGTGACGATGCGCTCGGGTTTTACCGGGACGGCGTGTCGGATTTTGCCTTTCCGATCGTGGACCCCTCGGGGAAGGTCGTCGGTTTTTTGGGGAACGGTGGGGTGTTTGCGACTCACCTTGAGGTGCCCTCCATGGCCTCGGTTCCTTCGAGGGATGGACCGTCGGGCATTCCCATTATTCAATCGCTGGTCGATCGCAAGAACGGCATCACTTTCAATCCCGATGATGGCCGGACTGATCTGTTGTTATCCGACAATGCGATTCGGTTTGTCGCGCAGAACCTGAGCGGCGTCTCGACCTACCTGCCGCTCACGGAGATGCGCGGTTCCTATGCAGTGTCTTCGGTTCGGCGAACCACAGCGTTCAATATCGCCGCAATTCAGGACCGCAGTGGCCAATCGTATGACGGGAAGCAAAGGGCCACGGGCTCTTACGACACCATCGTGATCGATCGCAAGGCGCCGATGCGATTCCGGGGAATGATCGGGCAGTCAAATTCTCTGGGGGCATCCAGCCCTGGCATCCTCGAAGGTCGGCCGTTGTTTCCTCATACGGTGTTGTCGTTTGACGGCCGTTTTTTTATGCAGGGATCAAATGGGCTGGTGAACGGGGAAACCTTGACCGATCTGGTGCCGCTGTACGATGCGGCCGCCGGCCTCGGTCAATGGCCGGCGGCCCTGGCGGCGTTCGCCTCCGCGCAGGCGTGGGCAGACGCCGGTCTTCCTCAGGTCGGCCAAGTCGTGGCGACGGCAGGCCAAGGTGATCAGCCAGCTGCCAGTTTTTTATCCGGTACGGTGAACTGGATCAATTTGATGACCTTTGCCGGGCGGGCCAAAGTCTGCGCCGCCCTCTACGGGCGCACCATTGAATGCCGGCACCTGACCTACATTCAGGGTGAAAAGTCGGACAACTGGTACGCCGATTTCAATACCTTTGTCGACACCATCATACCCGCGCTGAAGACCCAACTCGGTCAGACCAGCCTGATGGAAATTGCCCTGTGGCAAACCGTCGGTGTGTCACCGGATAACGGTGTGGGCCAATTGCAGATTGCAGCAGCGGATGCGCGGACTGATGTGAAGCTCTTCGGCCCGATGTACATGCTGCCGGTCAGTGATCTTCAGCATGCCAATGCCTTGGGCAAGATGCTGATGGCCGATATCCATGCGGCAGTGGAGGTCCAGATCGAACTGGGCAGGACGTGGAAACCCCTGCGGATGCGCAGCGCTGTGCGGGTCGGTACGACCGTTACCCTCACGGTGGACTTGCCGCCCGGAACCACCAGCACTGCTAAGGACCAGGACTGGCTGCCGCAGGTCACTCAGGATGGCTTTGTGTTCCGCGACAGCAACGGCGCTACCGCCATCACCGCCATTGTGTATGCGGGGGCCACCATCACCTTGACCTTGGCGGCTGTGCCAACTGGGGGCAGTCCGGTTGTTCGGTACGGAATGGATTACGGCCTAGGGGCTGGCTACTACTCCATGGCAGGTAACGCCATTGCCATGACCGAGACACCATCTTTTTACCATCGCTTGGGGCATCCGGTACCGAAGTTCATTCGGCATAACCTGTTGCGTCAACAAATAGGAGTCACCGTATGAGCATCGCTGGAATCCGGATCAATCAACCCTTTAACAACGATGCGTTGAGCGTGGGCGGCTCGCGGGCTGAAGCGCTCATTGGCGATGTTCACCTGGTTAACTGGTTCCAGGCGGATCCCCGTAGCGTAGACCTGGATGGTGCCGAAATTATTTCCTTTACGGATAAAAAGGGTACGGGGGCCAAGTTCACCCGGGCGAGTTCGGCCAACTCGGCGACGCTGGCCAACGGCTTGTTTGGAATCTACCCGGGGGCCAGGTTCAACGCGTCGGAATCCGACAAATCGGTGTTCTCTGGTGCCGCCGCCAATCTATCGCTGCCGTTTACCTGGTCGGGTGTAGCGACGCTCAACAACAATGCGGCTGCCGCCAACCTGATGGGCACCTTTACCAGCACCACGGTCCGATCGATTCTGAACGTATCCGGGGGAGCTGCGGCGATGCGTCTGCAATTTGGCACGGTGAGTACCGGTGCACTCGCCATTCCCATCGGGGAGCCGTTCGCCTTCGCCGCTGGATTTGATGGCACCAACATCTTCTTGATGGTCAATGGTGCGGTGAGCGTTGTTGCGGCGGCCGGCGCTCCCAGTATTTCGGCCTTGAGCCTTGGTGCGTTGCCTGGAGGAGGCCAGTTCTGGGACGGCAATGTGTCCGACATTTTTATCTGTGATCTCGCCTTGAACAGCTCGGCTCCTGCAGCCACCGCGTTGCTCAGCAAGATTCGAGGCTTCACCCAAAGGGCCTATGGCCTAAGTGCCTGATCAATTCCCTTCATCTATTGCCCGCCAAGCGCGGGCTTTTTTTCGCCTGGAGAAAAGCTATGACAGCAACCGAAATAGACCGAGACATTTTTGCGCGCACGCTGTGGGGGGAAGCTCGAGGGGAGGGGTTGGCAGGCCAGATCGCCGTGGCCTGGACCATCCGCAACCGCGTGGACGACGGCAAGGCCAGGTCCTGGTGGGGCGAGGGCTATGCCGGTGTGTGCCAGAAACCCTATCAGTTCAGCTGCTGGAACAAGAACGATCCGAACTTCGTCTACCTGAGCGGTGCTAAGCCGATCCCGTTCCGCGAGTTTGCTCAAGCGCAGATCGCCGCGGAACAGGTGATGACCGGCAAGGTGCCAGATCCCACCGGCGGGGCCACGCACTACTACGCGACCACTTTGCCGAAAGCACCGGCGTGGACTGTGGGAGCGAAACAGACATTCCGACTCGGCCACCACGTCTTTTTCAGGGACGTGCCGTGAGCCCCGCGTCGCTGAAGTTGGCGGCCGCAGGCGTGCTGATCCTGATGCTGCTGATGACTGGAGTTACCTGGAAGGTGCAGGACTGGCGGTACGGCAAGCAGCTGGCTGAACAGGCTGGCCTGCACAAGGACGATTTGACCGCCATCAGTAATGCAGCAGCGGGCCAAGTCCGAGCCGATCAGGAAAAGCGCCTGGCCCTGGAGCAGCGCTTGTCTACCAGCGAACAATCCCACTACAAGGAACTGAGCGATGCTCAAACCAACCAGGCTCGCCTACGCGATCGGCTTGCCACTGCTGATCTGCGGCTGTCAGTCCTCCTTACCGAAGGTCCAACCGGTGGCAGTTCAGTGCCAGCCGGTACCGCAGCCGGCGGCGTGGTTCATGACGGAGCACGCGCCCGACTTAACCCAGCGCATGCTCAACGAATTATCGGCATCACCGATACCGGCGACCAAGGACTGATCGCCTTGGCTGCATGTCAGACGTATGTAAAAGAAGTGGTAGAAGCGTTCAAGCGATGACTATAGATCGAGATACAAATGGCTAATGCATGTGCCGCACGCTGAGCGCCCATATGTTGCCGATGCCCTACGTGCCTCGTTTTCGTCTTGGCAAGCGAAGGCGGTTTCTGCTGCTTCAGAATTATCCATTTTCCGGCAAATTGATTTTAACTTCGGGGTACACCCATCTTTAGCAGAATTTTGTGTGGCTTCAAAAAGGTGGTACTCACCAGTTACTTTCTTCTTTTTAAGAGAGTAGACAATCATTCTATACGTTCCCTGTAAGGTAGTGTCAAAGCGACATCAATACTAGCCCGTGCTAATAACATAAGCAAAGTTATAAAAAGAGCGGCCCGAGTGGATGCGTCAACATCCAACCAGGCCGCTGTCCCTGCAGATGGTCCCTGCAAGTCCAGCCAAGGCTCTTGCTCCGTGCACAAAGCGCGGTGAGCCTAGCACCTGTTTATCCATACAGTAAAGGTCTTGCTTTTAATGTCTACTCCCATCATCCCTTGGATGGGCGGCAAACGCCGCCTGGCCGATCGCCTCATCCCGCTTTTTCCACCACACGAATGCTACGTCGAAGTCTTCGCCGGCGGTGCTGCGCTCTACTTCATGCGGCCCCAGGCTGCGCCAGTCGAAGTCCTCAATGACATCAACGGCGACCTGGTCACGTTGTACCGCGTCGTGCAAAACCACCTCGAAGAGTTCGTGCGCCAGTTCAAATGGGCGCTCAGCTCGCGTCAGGTGTTTGAGTGGCAGAAGATGACCCGCCCCGAAACCCTCACCGATATCCAGCGCGCCGCCCGATTCTTCTATCTGCAGCACCATGCCTTTGCCGGTAAGGTCACCGGGCAGACCTTCGGTACCGCAACGACTGGCCCGGCCATCAACCTGCTACGCGTTGAGGAAAATCTTTCCGCGGCCTGGCAGCGCCTGTCCGGCACCTACGTCGAAAACCTTCCCTGGCTTGAATGCGCCGAACGCTACGACCGTGCTCACACCTTTCACTACATGGACCCACCTTACTGGCAGACCGCCGGCTATGGCGTGGACTTTCCGTTCGAAAACTATGAGCGCATGGCTGACTTCATGCGCCGTTGCAAAGGCAAGGTGATGGTCAGCATTAACGATCACCCAGACATCCGACGGGTGTTCGATGGATTCCACTTTGAAACCCTCGACATTCGCTATAGCAACACCAACCAGCGCCAAGGTAAGGCTGAGGTGAGCGGTGAGTTGGTGATCATGAACTGGGTGCCCGAAGCGTTGGGAGGGCTGTTCTGAGCTAGATAACACGTGAGGTCAGTAGTTCGCAGTCGATGGTGGATGATGCAAACTAAGCCATTCCAATTTTTAGGACATTTAATTTGCGCATACTCGCGCCCAAGGCCCGAATCTACGAGGCCTGAGCGCTTTCTTGCGTTAGTATTAATGAGCGATGGGAGTAAAAGTAGTGGGTTTTGCAGGGAGCCTATTGCCATAGCAATGGTTTAGTTTTTGAGTTCGCGACTTGCTTGCTCATATGTGTCATATAGTTTTTTGACTTTATCGCTCAATTTGATTCCGCCTTTTGTTCCTCTGTCGGTCCAATAGTGCCCTTGGAGTTCATATGCGGGTGAGCCATGAATTTCCAATGCGAAAGAGCCGTGGTGTATTTCGCTGCGTACTCCTTGTAGCTCAATTTTTGGCTCATTCCTGTATACCCCTACCAGTTTAAATAGATCGTCATCTTCTTGCTGTTCAATGCTATGGGCTACAAGTACTGAGCGGGACTCTTCAGTCATTAAGCGAAGGCTGAGTGATGTTAGTGATTGACGGATTACTGCATAACCATGTATGGGTTTTGTGGCTTTCCCTGTTTCGGGGTTTGTCCAGCTGCTCTTTAGTTCAACTTTCCAAGTTCCTCTGAGGTCGGGGCGTTTAACATACCATCCTTTAAAAATTTTCCACGACCATAGGTATTTATTAAATATCGTTACAATGAACGTAATTAGGCCAACTACGGTGCTGAATGGTTTCACGAAATCAGCTTCAAGTACTGGCATTCCTTGATACCAGAGGGCTAGCAGCCAAACTGCAATCGTTAGTCCTATGAATGATGAAATATGAAGTCGAGTCAGCATTTACTCATATCCTATATGGTCCCAGGCATCACTTATAAATTTGTGAGCCTCCTGTCTTGTCCATGGTTGGGAGGTTCTGAATAGGTACTTGAGTTCAGATACTTCACCCCACTCGGAACACGTTGAGTCAGTGATGGTGTTGTTGAACAGTTCAGCAAGTACCGCGCGAACTATTTGTTTGTATGTCGTGAACAAAAAGCATTGTTGCGAGGCGTTGAATACTAAGCATTCAATCAAGAAGCTAGGTGTGTTCTTTGCTGATTGAACACCTTGTTTGGCCATTTCACTTGAAAGGTTTTTAAGGATTCGTACTGTTCTTTTGAAGTTTCTTGAGGTGTTTGTGTTTTTTTGAACCCCGTTTTCGTAGTGCTGTTCAGGCCAGTTTCGTATTCTTGGTGGTGTATGGTTGTCGGTGATCATTTCTACACCAGATAGGTATAGAGATGTAGATGAGTATCTTCGGTGCTCAAAAAATGGGGTTACATCTGAGTCGATGCGATATGTGTTTTCTTTTATGTCAAATGATTTGGCTCCTCTCGACACTGATTCTCTGCCGAATTTCTTTACTAACGCCTCTTCTAGTTCGTTCTTAAACGTAAAAAACGTATAGGTGGCATCGGAAAAGCCTCGTGAGACGTTGGCCTTTATATTGTCGTCCGGGTATTCAGGGAAGAATGTGTCGTAGCAGACAATCCCAATGTCAACATCGCTATCTTTTCGAATATTTACCCTGTTGCGATATGAGCCTTGGGTGAAGACGGTAATGGATCTATTCTGCAGTTTTGGGCTTGCGTGTATCGCTTCCCTGATCATTCGTTCTGCATTTTCGGCCCTGTCCTGTTCAGTTTTGCCAGGTCCTTGCGCCCATGTCGTAAAAATGGACTCCCAGTCTCGACTCATCTGAACTCCCTAAGTGTAATGGTAGAAATAAATCTATTGAGCAGGATCCGCGTGAGCGGGTGCAAATGTCAACTCCCTGCGGCCCTTTGTTTACGAGGCTATTGGGCTTTTTTGCTTTAGTACTCCAACACAATGGGCGTATGCGAAGTGTTGTTGATCAGTCTGTCCGGTCCAGGTCTGACCAATCAACTGCCTGCTTGGTGGAATTACTCGCGTGTCAGCTGGTGGATCAAGCTTTCGAGTTTTGCATCGCGACTAGATTTTTTCGGGGCGAAAGTCATCTGGCGTAGACGTCCCGCTCTTTAGCCGCATGCGGCGTTCTTCCTCGTAGCGAAGACCATCTCGAAGGATATACAGCAAGGACGCTGCATCAGTGTTCGCACCATTGAAGTGGAACATCGTGGTCGAATCGTGATAGTGCCCCGCCACCACATTGAGTACATCCGCTACTGCTGACAGTGCTTCTTTGACGGCAATCCGTGAAGCGGGTGCGAGAGGCGCAATCTGCAGCCCAAGAGCCAAGTCCAGATCTCGGTGTGCGAGCTTCCGGTTTCGCCAGTCACGCGCGAAAGCCGTCGCAGTAACCGCCTTGCTGGTCAATGTTTCCACGGCAGTCTCAACTGGTGATCCGATGACGGCTTCCTGTAGCCGTCGAAGGCTGAGATTGCTCTTGCGGACTGACTGCGGCGGATCTGTCAAGCGAGCAAGATGAAGAAGCAAATCTTCCCAAAGGCTGTCTTGGAACGTTCGAAACAGTGTCGGCGCTGCTTTATTCAGAAGCTCAACCCGCTCTGGGCTTGTTCCGAATAGTTCCACGAACTGTCCCCATTTCTGGTGGATCAAGGCAACCTCCTGCCAAAGGGCAGTGTAGATCGCTCCGATCTCCTGCCCCATTACTGCAATGTTTTCGGCACGGGCTTGTTCTGCTGTACGTTCACTCGATGGCATTGCTGTGTCTCCTAACGAGAGCCAAGCCTTATTTGAAAACAGACACCTCAACAGACACCTAGGTGAAGCGGGGAAGGCTGGAGGCCTTGAAAACAGTGGGGCGGGTGAAGGGAATCGAACCCTCGTTATCAGCTTGGGAAGCCGACAACGAGGGTCAAGCGTCAGCGTTTTTTGACTTTTTCCTGGTGATTGAGAACCATGACTACCTCAGGCTTCTTTGCAGCAGGGTTGGGTTTCGGTTTATCAGCTGGTTTTGCATCCGGTTTTTTGTTATCGGTCATGATCCTACTCCACGGGAAGATGCTGCAATCCAGAAGTAAAGTAGCAGGCAAGCGGCCAAAAGACATGTCGACGCAAAAATTTCTCTGTATGCGCTCTCCAAATAGTCGGTCTTCGCCTTTAGTACTGAGCGGGCTAACACCAATGCTTCCTGGCAGGAAAGCGCCAACAAATAATACATCGTGATAATTTCTTCCTCATCGGCAAGCTCATTGGCAGTTTTTCCGATCGCAATGGTGGGGCTGTCAGATAGCTTAATACTGTTGAAAATTCTAAACCATGCGGAGAACAGAGCTACAAATGTTAGACCTGAGAGGATGGCAAACACCCAGCCGAGAGCGCCGAAGGTGCTGACAGGTAACAACTTCGAAGATGCTGCATTAAGGAGAGCTGTGTAGGCGACGATGCCGATACTCAGAATGCTGAGAAATCGACTCGCTTTTTCATCCAGTTTTTTGTATCGGTCAATCTCCTCGTCCAACGCTTTTCTCGAGAGCTCATACAAAAATTTGTAATTTTCCATCAGATGATCACCTGCGTCGGGTTGCTTCCCTCTGCTCTTGCCAATGTCAGCTCGGGGCGCAGATGATCTTAGGGCATTTTTAGGGCATAACGGATACCGCTTTAGGCCTATATAGGCCTTACCTTTTGTGCGATATGCTCCAATATCGTGTCCTTGAGCGGACTACGGGTGATCATGGTCGGGTTCGAATCCCTATCCGCACTCATCTCTAAGTCATGCTGGATGACCGCTTTCGGGGCCGATAGTTGCCTGTGAGATGCGCCGGGTTGGTTTCCCTAATTCACCTCGACATGACTGTCGACTGGCCTTTAGCGTGAAATCGATTAACCGATGTCCAATTTCTTCAATCGAGCCAGGCCTTGTTTGATATGGCCGGCGTTTTCACCCATGGTCCACAGTGCTCCACGGACATTTCCGCCCACTTCCTGCGCCCCTTGCTTCTCGACCAGGAGGGTCAACTCCATAATGGCCGCCTCCAGAGCCTGCTGGTTTTCGTGCAGCCTTTCCAGTACATCCGACAGTGAATAATCACCAGGCAT